GTAGTCTGCAGTTGAGATAGTAGGGTCTCCCTCAACATACCGCCTTATAATCTCCTGACGTTTCGGGTTCCTACTCCCACCTGAGGCTGATGTCTCTACTGAATTAGCTTCTTTGTTAGACTCAATCTCAGCTTCCTTCTTTTGCTTTTTGACTGTCTCCTCGAATACCGCCTTCTCTGCTTTAAGGATTAGAGCCACTGATTTGTCAAACCTGGACCTGCCTTGCAGAAAATTAGTGGTATCCTCAGCCCAATCAACCCTTGAATCATTCGGGTTAATCCCCAATGATGTGAGGTGCTGTGTTAAGCTGTTCGTGAGGGTATTCCTGTATTGGTCTGCCTGTCTTGCCCTCTCTTGCTGCTCATAGGAAGCTAACTTAGCCTTCATTTTCACTGACTCAGCAGCTTCAGGGTCAATATCCTTGAACCCTGATTCCATACTCGCTAAAGTACCTTCAGCAAGTTTCGCTCTTTCCAAAGCACGCCCAACTTCTGCCCCAGTACTATCTCTTACACTTTGCAACTCTCTCCTGTATCGTTCTGAGACTTGAGTCACCGCTTTATCAACTTCTTCTTTCACATTGGACAAAGGTTGGGTCGTCTCACCCTCGGATGAAACATTTTCTCCCGAAGTAGTTCCCTCAGAAGCTACTCCACTCGATTCGATTCCCTCAGAAACCGTCTCGTTTTGAACGATTTGCTCGTCCTCCATAATTACCTCCTAGTTTTCTTTAATATCCTAGTATTCTACGGATCTACTGCCTAGTTTTCTACGGATTACCTTTTTACTTCTCGGTTTAGGTGTTGCCCTTTTAACCCCTGGCTGTGTTGGGCGTAGCCCTAGTCTTGTAGGCACAGCCCGCTTTGGCGGTGGCTTTGGTCTCACAGGTTTAATAATCGCCGTTGCCACTGATGGCCTCTTTTTTGCCGTGGACTTTGGGGTTGGAGGTCTGACATCTGGTCTTGTAGGTCTCTCTGCACGCGCAGGAACACCCCCATACACCTCCTTGGTTATCGCTGGAGTTTGCGGTCCAGCCAAAAGCCTGGCTGCTGTCTCATACTTTTCAGCACTTATAAGCCCTTTGCTGTACATCGACCTCAATGTCAGAAGCTGCTTCCCTCTTTTATTCGCCATATGTCACTCCTTTTAATTTATTATAGCACACTCTAATTTAGGGCTTTTTCTTCTTCGGAAGTCCTTCCGGGCTTCTATGCCCTACAAACTCACAGGCTACCTTTTTCGAGGGTAATCCTTTGCGTGGCTTAATTCCTCCCGTACAGATTCCTTTCATAAGTTTGTGCTGTTGTTTTGATTTTGCTGGAGACATTTGACTTTCCCTCCTAGTAGAATAATTTAAGAGCCTGGTCAATATCCGGATTCCTCGATTTCATTGCCTTCTTCATTTCTGCAATCCTCAGCCTGATATATAGTATCTGTGGATATGCTTTTAACATTCTCTTAGCTTTGTCAGGGTCAGTTTTCTCCAACGCTTTTATCTCGTCAGCCATTGGTTTTAGTTCAGGATGCTGCGCCCAAGTCTTACTCTCAATATCCCAGTAAGGCTGTAGAGTCGCCCTCGCTTCTTCTAACGCTATAAGAGATGCGGGTTTGTCCCACTTGACCCCTTTATATTCTTCTATATAATCAACCGCTCCTTGCCCATATTGCTGAACAAATTGCCTGTCCCTTTTATCAGCTTCTTCAAAGTTATAGTTCCCATATTCGTCATACATATCAGAACCGAATGTCATCTTGTAATAAGCCTGCCTGGCTACATCTCTGGGATTCAGCTCCTTCTTCGGTGGCTCTTCAAAGTATTCGTAAACTTCAGCATAAGAGGGATTGTTTTTTATATTTGCGTACATCGCCCTGCGGTTTGAATTGGCGTCATCTACCTTATTACGGAATGTGTAACCATCCAGGTTTTTCTTAAACTCCTCAGACGCCAGGGTTACTTGATTCTGGTAGTATTCCTCTATTGCCTTTGTGTCCCTTCTCCACGATGTCCAAACCTTCCCTTCACCCCTCGCCATCTTACTTGACGATTCCTCTGCTCTCTCAGTAGCTTCTTTCAATTCAGGATAGTCCCTCTCTAATTGTAATTGATATAACTTACCTCTGTCCTTCCCAAGCTCTTCCCAATTCATACCATAAACCTTTTGTGCCATCTCATCCCTTAAAACATTCCTCTTCTCCCAATCTGACTGAGGGAATGTTCTCAAACCTAGCTGTTCAGCAGCTATCCCGGTTGGAGATATACCACCTTCTTCCAGTAGTTCTTGAGCAAAGATAGGCGTTACCTGCTCTGCTAGAAATCTGGCATAATCGCCTGTAGTTTCAAAAGGTTCACCAAAGTAATTCTTTCCTTCAACCATGCCTGTCACAAATCCTGTTACCGGAGCAGACTTTCCATACATAAACCTTATAAACGGATTGTCGAATCTGTTTAACTGATTGTCTTTCATCGGCATTATCAAATCCATCGGATTATTTCTGGTCGTGGCTACAACATCAGCCCCAAACCTGATTAAAGATGTCATCATACCACCGATACCGATATGCCTTTTAACCCCCGTAAGAGGGTCATTGATTTCAATCGTCATAAAACGCCCTGTGGTCGGGTCGAAGTTGGGTTCTTGTCCTAATGACTTACAAGTTCCTGTATAAAAAGCAGCACCCGCAGCCATCATAGACCCTAATGCCTTCCTCGCCTCGGCGCCAGTTAAGCCACCTTTCATCATATCCCCTACTAAAGCGAACCCCGCTCTGGTATATCTTGGCGCAAAGAATAGGAAACCTGTCTCAAAGTCTCTTTGTGTCTTCCCAATTCCTAACGCCTTCATAGACATAACCCCTGTCATCCTATCAAGATGACGGGCTAACTCAAATAGTTCATCTGCATTTTTTACACTACCCTTCATAGCCTTCCACATCTCGTTCCTGGCTACATCACCAAACGAACCAAAAGCGGCTTCAAACCTTCCGTAACTTTGCCTTATCGCCTGTTGCCCTGGCTTACCAGCTACCTTGCGTGCCATCTTTTGCAACATTCCCATAGCTTCCATATACTCAAACCCGCCAGCATAACCTCCATAATAAATACGCTCTTGAATATTAGTTAATTCTTTTGTTAAATATCTCTGATAAGTCTTAGGATTAAGGAATGCCTTGAAAGACATCGCAGCCCCTTTTGCCCATGATGCAGGATGTAAGGCAATCCCCGGTAATCCCTGTATAAACATAGCCGAGAAGTCGGCAGCAGCCACCATAGTTCTCATTGTACTGGACATTGTAGCTACCTTCTGAAATCCACCGAAGCCTCTATCAGCCCAGAAATCATTTATCACATCTGCTACTTCTTTGGGGTAAATCTTACCTTGAAATGCGGGGTGCTGTATGGTAGCCTCAAGCCCCAATGAGGGAGTTTTAGCTATCTCGTATGCTTTGCGGTAAGTATTCTCTATCCCCCTAAATTCAGCTCTAACTTTAGGTATCTCTGCTTTAATCGCCAGATGTATGTCATTTAATAAGGATTGGCGTTCTGCCAGTACAGCCTGATACTCCGCCTTTTCTGCTTTATAAGTGTTCTTGTATATTTGCTTCAGCATTTTATTAGATTGCTGTTTCTCTACATTCAACTTAGCGAGGGTCGCTGTTAACTCATCGGGTGTTATATCCCGCCCGCCAGTCACAATCTTTTCACCTAACGGGAGTTTACCGGCACGCTCCATTCTTACCATTTCAAGGGCATCTCTGAATCCCTTGCGAGTAATCTTGGCTAACTTAAATGCCTCATCGGATATACCTGCTATACTTCTCTCAAACTCAGGCATTGATATATTCATAGCTTGCCTGAGTTTACTGCCGATTTCTGGGAAGTTACGCTCTACCTTAGCAAGGGTCTGTTCGGGGATTACCTCTCCCCTCTTCATTCTAGCTAAGATACTATTAACTCCAGCTTCCTTCTTGACAATCCTCGTCCCCTCTTTTGTGAGAGTGGTCGCCCCACCTGTTAAAAACCTGGCTTTATTGCGAGCTGCGTCATATACTTCCTTGAGACCTGGGTGGCTCTTGGCGAGTCTCTCCAAAGCTGTCTTACCCAGCCCGCTAGTCATCTTGGCAATTCTTACATCCGCTATTTTCTTGGCAGCACTATTTATATAGAGGTCAAGCACCGAAACCATATCAGGGGAGTAATTGATACCCTTTTCCATAGCATCGGCAGCATATTCGTAGAATCTAACTTTTTCCCAATCCTGCTTTGAGCCTATCCGCCCGAATCCTTTTTTAATCTCTACGAATTTACCATCAATAGTTTTGCCGGTAACTACTCTATGCACCCAATGACCGAATTCGTCAACCTTTATCTCCTTAACATCCACCCCTTCTCTTTTTAAGGCGTTTAATATTAAGTCCTCGACATTATGGTATTCTTTAATGTAAGCTGATTGCGTTTTGTTAAGCACATATCTATCAGGATGTTCGAATATATCGTAAATAACTTTAGAAGCTCCTTCAAACCCTGGCTTCGTCTTAATTAAAGCGTTTGCCGTAGCTTCGTCTACACCGAATAATTTAATAGTGTTGGGATGTATGGTGTGTAATTGAGATTTGGCAATAACTCCAGATTTTTCAACTGTACCTTTTACCACTTCCCCTACAATTAAAGCCCTTGCTGTTACTTCCTGAGCAACTTGTCCACCTTGGGCTGTCGGTGCTTTGAGTGTAGCTGCCTTGCCTCCTACCGCTTCTGTGATTTCCTTGAATACAGGTTTCCTGCCAAAGAACTGAGCGACTCTTCTCATCCAATCGTCTTTAGTAACTACCTTCTCCAGCGTTTCGTTTGCAGGCACACTAAATAACTCACCCGCCTGTTGAGGAATGAAACGAGATTTACCTAATACAGCCTTAGCACCTTTACCCGCTGCGCCTACAGCTTTGCCTAACCCCTTTTCAGCTAATCCATAAGGGGTATATTCAAGCACTTTGCCTGCCACACGGCCTGATTTCCCTAATCTACCTAAAGCGCCAGCTATCCCTCTGCCTGCTTGCCCTGCCTTCCCAACAGCACCTATACCTGCTTGCCCTGCTTTACCAACAGCACCTATCCCCGGTATAGCAAACCAAGGTAAAGATTCCACAATTCCCTTAGTAGGTCTAAATTCACCGCCCCAGGGTGTATGCCAGGTTGGCTCTTCCCACTCTTTGTATTCCTTCATCTCCCTTTGAAACCACGGTAAGTTCTCAGTCCCCTCTACAGATGGGGTAAAAGGTGAAGTAACAATAGCACCGAACGGCTCCATTACGTTTTCTTGCGCCCATTGTAAGGGAGATGTTAGCCAGTGAAGTCCTTGTTTCCACGCTGGAGCTTCTGGTAAAGATTGGAAGGGTTTTACTTCTTCCCTCTTCTGCTCCACTTGCCCGAATATGTCGCTTAATTGCGGGATAGACTCTAATTGACTGATTACCTTATGACTTAGTTTTGGAAGGTCATTCCGCAAGCCACGCTTATATTCCTCTAAGCGAGCGGGGTTCATCCTTGCTATTTGTTCTGCTATATTCATCGGGTGTAATTTAGCCCCGTATTAGTCCCGCCTGGGGGAGCTACGTTACTAAGCCTCCACGCAAGTTCTTCAGGCGGAATACCCTGTTGTGCCTGCATATATTGATAGTATTGATTTAGAGCTGTCGGTCCCATTCTTGCTTGATATTGCCTTGACGGGTTAGAAAGACCAATCATACTTCCGCCTGGTGGCTCTCCTTGTGGAGTGCCAAGCCAGTTTGTAGGTTGGGTTGTCTGCCCACTGGTAATAGGTGGGGTCTGGCTTGCAGCATAGCGCCCAGACCCGAATACAGGCTGACCATACGGATTGTATCCCTTAAATGCTTCAGCAGCCCTAGAACCAACAGGATACGGTGATTGAGATGTGGATTCTCCCTGTCTGCTTGCAGATAAGCCATGAGTATTTCCTGTTGGTTGAGTCCCATATCTATGAGACGAGTTCCCTCCGCCTAACCAGCCCCTCGGCTGCGCTCGGGACAAGCCACTCATATCGAATCGTTCTCGTATTTTACTTAAAGGTGTTACTAATTCAGGCTCTTTTTCACCAAGTTTCGCTACTGTTGGTTTAGTTATCCATCCTCCCTGTTGCATTGGTTTGGCATACCAGGATAATTTTTCTAAATCCATCTGCATCTCTTCAGGAGTCTTGCCGTGTATTTCGCCTATAAAGCCACTTCTTCCTGAAGTATCCTGTCCAGCCATCCCCCTGCGAGCTAAAGACCTTATATCCTGTTCATACATACCTTGCTGTCGACCTTCTAACGAACCCGTATAGTAAGGATTTCTGGTAGAGATTCCTTCAGCTTGCATCGCAGCCGTAACCTTCCAAGGCTCATCTGGATAAATTCCTTGTAATTCAGTAACCCTTGCTGATTGCTCAGTTGTCATATTCGACCTAGAATTAAGTGTATTGCCTGTTTGTGCAGTCGGTTGTGTAACAGGTTGTGTCGATGGAGGCACTTGTCTATTCACATAAGAAAGGTCGGGACTGCCAGGGACTGGCGTGGGTGAATAAGCTGGCGGTAAAGGTTGCTCGGCAGATAATCCGTTCGTTGGCTCACCAGACAACCAGGATGGTGTTAAGTATTGTTCCTGTCCTGCCTGTTGTCCCATTGGTGTCGGTTGATTCCCATAATAAGTCTCTCCCCTTATTCCTGGTTCTATCGGTTCAAACAGCGGCAAGGGTTGATAAGGTTGCATTTGTGGTAATTCTGTCGGGGTATAACCTGTCGGCATTCCAACAGTAGCTTGCATCCCCTCATAATCTTGAGGCATCATAGGTAGCATCCAGGGTTGAGTAGTCTGAAGGAAGTAATCTTCTCTCGCTTTATCAGCACTGTATTGAGCCTGCTCCCACGATTGTTGCTGATGAGCCATCTGCTGTTGCTGCTCGCCATAAGCTCTTTCCCACTCCGACTGCTGTTGTTGGGATTGGAATGTTAGCTGAAACTCCTGCCAGTCTCTTTCGTTATCTTCTCTGGCTTCGGCTAATTGTTGTTCCTGCCAGGCTGATAATGTGCCGTGCTGTTCCTGTTCCCACTGAAAGCGTAAGGCATCCAGTTCCTGCTGTCTCTGGTTATAACTGGTTTGTTCCTGTTCCCAGGCTGACAGCATACCATATTGTTTTTCCTCCCAATCCTGCTTTCTTTGTTGTAATTCTAATGCCCCTTGCTCATATTCTGTGGCAGGCGTAGTTACCCCTGCTTGCTCCGTCACCCATTTCTCATAATCGGTCATAGCCCCTGGCGGAAGGGTTGGGGCAGGTTCTTCATTCACTTTCACTTCTTCATACGAACCCGGTATTACATTGTCATCTTTATCGGTTCTGTAACTCCATAAAATACCGTTCTCATCTACAAAAGAACCTACGCCTTCTGCTAATCCTATATCATCTTCAGCCTTAGCCCCAGTTTCTACCCACATACCTTTTTGCCCAGGCTCGGTAGTCCATTCCCATTTATTCCCTGCAGGCAAATCAGTCGGTAATAATCCCTTATCCATAGATTCTGGGTCGTATATGATAGCCTCATAAGTATCAACACCAGTATCACTATATTTTAAGTCGTAGAATTCCTGTCGAGTCAGACGCTTCCCGCCCTCAGTTCCAGGTGTAACAGGATTTTCAGCCGACCATTCCTCAAAGGTAGGAGCTTTGAATGAACCTTCCTTAATCCAATGGCGTATTTGATCGACAATCTGAGGTAATGAGAGAAGCCCAGGCTTCGTAAGTGGACTGGGTGGTTGGTAATAGTAAAAGATATATTCCTTATATGCCTTTAACCTTTCGGGGTCAGCATCCTCATATATACCCCCGTCTTCCTCTTCCCCTGCGATTAAAGCTCTCTCTTCAGGTGTTAATGCCATCTTACGCCTCCTCTATTTCTAAGAGTCTCTTGTAGTCCTTGTTAAATCGGAAATCATCCAGTTTATCACCATAAACTCCCATTAGCATTTGTAAATCCTGCGGTGTCCACTCTTCGTATTTCTTCCCTATCAGCTTCTCAGGATTGCCAATATCAGCTAATACGTCTATATCCTCAGCGATTATTTCGTCTATCGCCCTTAAATCCTCTTCGATTACCTGTTTCAAGGCGATTGTGAAAGGTATATCTTTCATATTGTTAACTTCCTACTTTTACCGGATTTGCCAAACAAACCTTTGTAAAACTTATAAACATAATTCTTTTTCCCCCAACCATTCCGTGCTTTTCTCTTCACCTAGTCAAACTACGGTTTCCCCCACCACCTTGACCTTGCAAAGTCGCAGGAGGACGTCTTGTTTGTTTTAATTGATTCTCCATCTCTTGAGCCGAGCCCGGTTGTGCTCTCTCAGGTATCGGAGGCACCATCCCGCCCATTTCTGTTTCTTGAGGCATCCCTTCTTGAGGCATCCCCTCTTGAGGCATCATTCCTTCTTGTTCCCCGCTCATAATACCCTCAGCCTCCATTCTTTTAGAGACTGCTTGAGACACCGCACTCCTTATAAGCGGGTCTAAAGATTCCACATATCCAGGCATTTGCCTTATCATTGCCTTTTGTTTTTGAATTACCATTTTGGTCGGGTCAACATTGGACATTTGTGTCCAGGCAAATTCATCTGTATAAATACCTTGATTTACCATCGCTCTTATATCATCGTGCCTTCTATATTCATCCTCTTCAGAAGCGGGGGCGAATTCAACATAAAAGTTGAACGGCTCTTTCATTTTGTCTTTATCTATCTCTACATCAAAATCATTCCCGTCTTTCGTCCTGGCCCATAACTCAAGGTTTTCAGGGACTACGTTCTTAGCCAGAAGAGCGCAATTCCTTAGAACTTTTTCAGCGCCGTGTTTGAAAGCGGGGACACTGTATTTGAACCGAGCAGCAGCTAATCCGGTTATGTATCTCCTGTCCGCTCCAGACCTCACGCCCTCTTCGCTTAACCCTCTTAAAGCGTCTGGGGCTCCGTGAGATGTTATATATTCGTGAGTCATAGCAAGATAAGAGAAAGACGCTGACGGAGGAACTTTCATTTCCCAGTCGTGAACCTCTATGTCCCCGATATAAGGATAACTCCCATATTCCTGCCTCAATTCCGCTAACGCTTTAGCAGCGGCTCTAGCTTCTTCGGTTCTCCCCGTAATATAACCACCTTTTAATGTCTCTCGTTTTATAAGAATGTGGTGCATAGAGTAAGCCATTGATTCAGCTATTAGAATATTCTTCATATAACGCAAGAGTCCTACATATCTCATTTCAGGCTGGGCTTCAAAGGATATATCCCCTAATCCCGAATCTATGAGAGTATAAGGAATGAAGCCGTAATCGTGTTTTAATACAGGTTTCGCAAGAACAGGCTCATCATCTACGAGGTCACATCTATATGTATCAGTCCAGAAAGAAGCAAACTCGACTTCCTCGGAGGGTTTCTTGTTTTTAGGGTTTGTCCATTTGTGATACTTCTCGGTAACATCGAAACATATCTTTTTATGGACTTCTATGACGAATTTCCTTCCTCCATAAGAGGGGTCGGGTAGAATGCAACGAGGATTGACGGCTTGTATTACGATAGGCAGATAAGCATCAGGGTCGTAGACGGTCTTGATTACTGCCAATCCGTGTTTAGCATAACTCTTGGCAGCCAACCTCCAGGGTGAAATATCAGCCTCGACATTGGTCATATACAGAAGGCACAGGCCGAACCTGCGCATCATTTCTGCGTATGCAGAGGAAACGTCACTCGTCCCCTTCTTGTTAATCGAGACACGGGCATTATCTATTGAAATAAAGTCGACGAAAGCGTCCACCATATCCCTTGCCGTGGGCAAAACGATGGCATCTTGAGCAAATTGGTCTGGTAAATCTAAATCACTTTTGAAATCAAGCTCGTAAAATCTCTCATCCTCACTAAAAGCACTGTGTAACCCGGAATAAGTATCTGTTATTAGCTTATGCTTGATTTCTACTATATCTTCCCACTTAGGCTTCCACGCTAAGTCCTTCTTTTGGGATAAATCCTTCATACTCCCTCTCCTTCGACTCCTTCAGGACAAGCTCATTCGACTCTGCTCAGGGTAAACTAGCGGCGTGAACTAAACGATAACGTTTCCGCTTTAATAGTAAAAGATACTTCCTGAACCTCGTCTATCTTACACAAACAAATACCGACTGCTATTGGGTAATCGTCCTTCCTGCCCGATGCAGCCTCTATCCTTCCCAGTTTCTTGGGGTCGGCTACTCTTATTATATCATAGAATTCTTTTAGCCCATTTACATTGGGAATCGTCAACTGATGATTGTTTATCGCAGGGATTAAAAGAGAGAACAAATCCACTCTACTCCCTCTTATACCAGCTTTCGTCAGAAATCCATTAGTGTTAAATCCTACCTTTGTCCTTTTAGCATCCTGATAACCTAAATGTCTGTAACCTAACCTCTGAGCAGCAGCTATTGTAGCCCCTCCCCAATCATTAGACTCTATAAACCACAAGGGGTTGTGGTATATCTTTAGCATAGCCACACTATGCAGTGCTAATTCATCAGGGGACAAGCGATTGTGCATAATATCAGCGACTATATAACCCGTTTTAGTGTTCATTATGACGGTAACGGAGTCGTCCTTACCGATACCGTGAGAAGTATCCGTTCCTGCTATATAAGTTTCTCCGATATGATAATCTTTATAGAAATGAACGATGCCTGAATCAATTTCGTCTCCTGCGACTTGTCCTAGTCGAGGATTCTTGACATCACCCATCATTTCATCCAGGACGGTATGGTTAAAGGCTGAGAGTGTCTGGGTCGGTCTCAGGGCTTCCAGTAAAGAACGAGGGTAATTGGACTCCATATAAAGTTCAGGAGTCAGTGTTTTCATTTCCTCGGGAGTCAAAGACTTCTTTTTCCCCTCATACCACTCCGCATCCCTTCCGGGTATGACATTATAAGGGAAGAAAACAGAAGTGAATCCGTTCATCCCTGTCCCCCACTCCGTCTCCTCTTCTACGAGCTTATTCAAAGTAGGTGAGTAAGAATAGATTTTACCATTTCGGAATAACGACTTCGCAAGAGAAACAGGCTGTTCCTTATCTGGAGTGAAGATAGAAATAAACTGCCCCCCTATCGTATCGATAGCGGGTTTAGCCGATGTATAATTCCTCTCAGCGTAAGGATGTTTCTCGTGCTCATCATCGATAATCCTCGAAGCAGTGAAGGAAATCCCAGCCTCTTCCGTGGAAGGAAAGGCTTTTATCGTGCTCGCCATAATCGGAAACCCCATCTCCTCTTGACTGTCTGGTCTCTGCGTAACTTTTAAGAACTTGGGCAGATAATCGTATATTCGATACGACTTACCAAGTAACTCGAACGCTTCCCTTTGCCCCGCAGAAAATAACTCGGAAGAAGACCCAAAGTGAAACAAGGCATCCCATAAAACAAAGACAGCTATCGTCGTAGATATGTATATCTGCCTGGACTTGCATACCGACAAGTCCTTCTCAGTAAGAAGTAGCTTTATGAATACCTTTATGTGCTCGGTTATCTGGAAAGGTACTATCCCCCCAGGACTCGTCTGCGTGGGCGGTATTACTAACTTGACATACTTAAGAAAGTAAAGAAATGACTCCTTGCACTTCTCCCTCTCAAGCTGTAATAAAGACCTCTCCTCATCTGTAGGATTGTCTTTGTTTATCATGAGCTCGCTTGTCCCGAGTCTTGCCGAGGGGGTCGAAGGGTTTATTATTTCATCTATCATTATGTAAACTTAACTTGGTTTTGGTTGTGTAATTCTGCGTGAGCTTATCATATATTCCATTTCCCCAAACCCTTTCCATCCCACTTAGGTATCAAACTACCTCTTCCTGATTTACTGCGCCTCTATGGGCATCCTGGTGCGCCTCATTGGTTATCACGTTCGCTCTCAAGTGATTAAATTCTACAGGTAATGGCACGATTGAAGGCTTGAAACCAAAGGCCGAATCATTTGCCCGGAGCATAGCGTTTACCCTGGGACCGGATGAGGAGATACCCTCTACTTTTATTAGCGGTTGATTAGCTCTGTCTAATACTTGACCATCGGACAGGGCTTGTCCTGAGCTTGGTCGAAGGGTTAAAAACCGGGGGCGCTCTGGTAACATTAAGTAGGTCTGGTGGACACCAGGAACATAAGCGGCGGGAACCATTTCTACCCCATCTTTAAAGGATGTTAGACCCTCACTGTTAGACCCTGGAATGTTAGACCCTTTGTTAGACCTTTTCTTCCTCATTAGCTCCTTCTGGTACTCCTTCTGCTTCTCTTTGTCCTTGTACATCATTTCCCTCCAATATTGATACTTCTTCAGCTTTAATCCTTTCAATTTCTAACGATTGTAAGGCATACCAGTCAGCTACATCTAATATGGCGACTTTAGCTTCAACAGATTGTCTAGGTTTACCAATCTTCTTCCAGATAACAGCTAAAGCTGCTTCTAAACGAACATTAGCCGGGTTAGATTTATCGTTTAAGATATCTCTTACAGTAGAAATAGCTTTAGGATACAAACCTTCTAAGATTTTAGACTCTTCCTGGTGTCTAGGTTTGCGTCCTGAATGTCCTTTAGTACCACTCATTATGCTTTATTATAGCA